GTAATAATATCCAATAACATTAATATTAATGGCACTCCTATTACCCAATATATATTTGTAAAATGTAATTTCATTAACTCTTCCATCTATATTTCCTCCGTTTCTATCGTATGTTCTTTTAACATATCTTTCAAATGTAAATAAATATTTCTAGCAAAACACAAATATCCATATGAATTATAATGCGTTACATCTGTATGATATTTAGAATCTTGCAAATTAAAATACTTATCATCTAATAAATTAATTGTTTCCAATCCGTATTTCTCTGCTATTTTTATCGTTGTATTAGCAGATACCGTGCCATCCCATCGAATCAAAATAATCTTTATCTCTGGATTTTGTTCTAACGCTCTTTCTATAATTTTACAATAACTTCCTGTATTGGTATTTGCATAATTTTCATAAGTTTGTCCTTCTTCAATTGCTGTATCCTCTTGTAATGTATCCGTTAAGCCTCCATTGGTTCCCAAATAAATAAATGCTATATCATAGTTTGAGAAATTATACTTATCTTTATAACTATTCCACCAACCAGCAGTTGTCATTCCAGATTGTCCTGCGTTCTCTATTTCCCAGTTTGTTAGCATTTTTAAAAATGTTGGATAAGATTTATGTTTTCTTATATCTCCTACACGTTGATATCCTTCTGTAATACTATCTCCTATACAAATAGCACGATTATATAAAAACATATTTAAACAAAATTCCTCTATACTATTTATTGTTTCTTGTACTTCTTGACTTAAATTTTTTTCTTCAATTATATTTTCTTTTATCTCTCTTTTTATGTACTCTTTGAAGTATTCCTCATAAATTATGTCTGTTCCTTTTGTAATCATAATTTCATTAATATTTATTCCTACCATTATTCTAATATAGCAATCTTTATTTGGTGTAAAAGTAAGTAATCTATCTGCAAAACTAAAATGAATCATTCCATTTTCTAATTGTGTTTCGTCACTTGTTATGAAAGATGTCACTTGCTCTAAAAACTGTTTTTCCTCATCAAATATCACTAATCGATTAGGAATCATATGGTATCTTCCTTGCGTTGCATTCAAATATGAAAAACTATATACCTCCCCCAATTTTAATTTTATATAGTCACTAATTTTAAAATTAGAATTTCCATTTTGTGTTACATTTCCATCTATTCCCATATTTCCAATAATTTCATTTGCATAATTATATATATTTTTTGGCTCTATTACCTCATTGCTAATTAATGGTTCTACAACACTAGCATCAATCTTTTCTTTTATTTCCTCTGTCACATTAGCTATAATCTGCTTTATATTTGTATCATCATACTTTTCCCCATTTTTTATCTCTATTGTAGTTTTTGTATTATCTGTATATGTAATTGTATAGGTATCTATTAATCCATTTGTTTCCGTCTTTTCTATACTTAAAATTCCATTTCCAACATTACCTTGTTCTCCTTTTTCTCCTTTTAATTCTCCATTCAAAAGTCGTTGGTTAATTAAATTATAAAGATCTTGTCTCCCCTTTTCATTATTCATACGTTCAATCTCATTTGTTTGTCTACTTTGTTCATATTTTTTATAATCTGGAATATAATCCAAATCTCCTAAAATAACATTTATAGTATCTGACATACTATCCCTCCTCTTCATTATTTGTTGCTGTTGCCGTTCCTTTTAATCTCAAAACTCCCGTTAAAACCGTTTGTTTGATATTATCTGAAACAATAGCAATATCAAAAATATATTTTTTATTAATTTGTAAAGCATCTGTATCCATTGCTTCAATTAGAATATTATACACGTGAAAAACATTTCCATCTTCACACTGTCCCTCATCAACTAACGTAATACCTTTTCCTATTTTTTTCTGAATGGTATAAACCTTATCATCTATAGCAGATTTTACTGTAAAATATATCTGATTTATTTGTCTACTCCAACCAGTAATTGTAAAATCTCTTGTATAAGTTCTTCCTTTATAAAATTCAAATATTATATTTTCCATTCCATGGTCCTCCTTTACGCTGTTCTTTGCCACATATTCACAACTAAATAGGGAGGCATATTATTATGCGTCTTTCCTCCTCCTAATGCTCCAGTATATGAATTTTTATACCCCTCTGAATATAATTGTACTGTTCCTCCATTTCCAAAAATCCAACCTTTACCAGTTGTATTTAGGTCACTACTACTGTAAGAATGTTTATGCGATGGTATTTCTTCTTCTGTCAATTTATGACTAGCTTCTCCTCCCATTTCTCCAACTAAATAGTTTTTTCCTGCTGCCAATAAAAATCTATCTTCTATTTGTTTCCATGTGCCACCAAAAAGAGTCGATGGACTAATATTGCTCACACTCATATAAATACTTCCTATTGGATACACTTTATCAAACAAACTTCCCCAACCAACATCATTATCCACATTTGTATTCTTAAAAAGAATTTGATCCTTTAAACCACCTGTTGGAACTTTTACCCTATCTATCTTCTTATTCATCTCCGATTTTATACTATAAACACATTTACCACTCGGCACTACATCATTCGTAGAAGACTCCGTTATCTCTGTAACAATTGGTAAATTAGCAGTAGTCATTAAAGTAATTAACACTTCAATCGTTGTACCTATACTTTCAACTGGTTTTGATAATATTATCTTTCTCGTTGTCATATCTATGGTATATTCTGTTTCATTTAATCGCAAACCATCCACATAAATGGAAAGCATGCAATTTGTTATATACTCACTCGGTAAATCAACCACACTTTGATTTTCCGTACTTGTTTGATAAACAATTGATTTATGCTCATAAGCATTTGTTACTCCCAATTGAGCCAACCAATCCTTTTCACTTCCTATAAATCCATTTTGTACTGCAATTTCATATGCAGAATATCCTCTCTCACCTTTAAAACCTAACATCTTTCTTCCTCCTTATTCTCCTTTTTCTCCAACTTCTGGATAAACTATTATTTTCTTTCCACCACTACCATCAAAACCTGACATGGTTATAGTGTCATTTAAAACTAAATCATACCAATATGTTTTAGCTTTATTATTTAATGGAAACTTTTTCGTATCTAACTCTGTAAGTGGAATTTCAACTGATGTAGACGGCTCTGTATATCCTAAATCCTTCAACGTATATTCTTTTCGCAATATTTCTATCTTAGAATAACCTTTCTTTTGCATAGCAACAAACGTAATCTTATCTTCCAGTTGAAATTCATACAATTCGTTTTTTCCTACTTCCATATTATAAATTTCATAATTAAAAGCCAATCTATTTATTTTACCTGTTGTTGTATCACCTCTCGTTAAATAAATCGTCTCACCATCTTCTTCATCAATTTTTATCAATACGATTTCCTCCCTTCACTTCCGCCATAACAGTTGTCCTCTCCCAGTTGCTAACATTCCAAGATTCCGCTTCTATTATGGCAATCTTGCATTTATACAAAACATTATCATATATAACAAAATCCCCCACTTCATAAGTTAATTCTTCATTATACGCATTTGCAATCAATTGGACAAAATTTAAAGCAGTATTCCAACTTAAAATATCCTGTTGCCTAATCTTATCTAACACATTTATATTGTCATGAATATGTATCGCTTGTTTATCTTCATCTGTAAAATCATTTGTACTTAGCATTTTTCCTTCCACTTTATCTACTTTACCACCTAATGCCTTTGTAATAACTTTATTTTGTACTGCATTTGTAGAAATACTAGATAATTCACTATCTATCTTTGTTGCTTTTTCTAATTCGTCTAATCTTGTTTCACTGGTATTAACTTTTTTATTCATTTTTTCTAACTTATATTTACGTTCTAAATCTGTCGGCGTTCTTACACCGTTTCTATCTTGTTTTGGTAAATTCATATTTCCTCCCACTATAAAAGCACCAGAATTAAATCTGATGCTTACTTTTTATATAACATGCTCTTCTTCCATTCTTGGAAGTATTCCTTTTTCTCTTAAAAATTCATACAAAAACAATCTTCCTTTTTGAGTCCAATACATAGTCGTCCTACTTCCCTTTGTTTTATCTTTTCGTGAGTATTCAAATGTTTTTGTTTGTGTATATCCTTTCCCTCTATATTTTTTATACAATAACCAATCTTTTCCTTCTCTATATTGAATGCCTAACTTTTTCAATAATTTATTAAACTCTATTGCACTAAAACCATAGTCACAAGCCATTACATTTACCTTTGTTAAATCATCACACTGCAATATTCTATCTGTGTAATCTGCTTTTGGTTTCAACTCTCCTATTAGCTGATCCTTTTGATTGTTTTCAGCTTCTAATAAAATATTTTTTTGCTTTAAATTTTCTACTTTTGTATTTAAGACATTCATCGCTTTCAGTATTAGTTCTTCTTCTGTCATATTTTCTTCTCCTGCTATGTATCCTCCTGTTTTTCTTATAGATGGTAATACTTCATGAGTTACCCATCTTTTAAACTTCTTTGCATTTTCTAATTTACTAGACATTATTAAACTATATAATCCACTTTCATTAATAAATACTGGATATTGTTTCCTTCCTAGGCTATCTAATATATATGGGGTACCATTTTGTTCACCCATCTTTTTGTCTTCACTGTCGACATGGTCTCTTAATGCTTTTTGCGGATTCTCATATCCTAAAACCTCTGCAATATCTTTCCCAACAAAATATGGTTCATTGTTTATCTCTAAACTTCTAATTTCTCCAAATTCTTCATTTTTGAATATTTGCATTTCATTCATTATACATTTACCTCCAATTCCAATTTTTTTATTATTTCTTCATAAAGTTTTATCAATCTTTTTGTTCTTTTCTTATCTTGCATAATTGCTTCTAACGTCTCATCATTTACAATGATATTGTTTTTTATAAATTTCTCTTATTTTTTCTTTCATCTCCATAATAAAAAGAACCTCCCTTTAAAATTTTTGTATTTTAAATTGAGATTTCTCTAATTCTATGATATAATATTTCATAGATAGAGTTAATCTCTGTTGTGTGAGAAGTCTATATATCCGCCAAGATATACCAATAGGCTTCTCTGTTTTATTTATTCGCATTTTCCCTTCTTTTTGCTTTTACTAAATCATCTTGTATTAAATTTGTTATATAATCCTTTAAACTTATTCCATTCTTTGCCAGATGTATTTTTACTTCTTTTTGTAGTTCATCATCTATGCGAATAGCTAAAACTTTTTCTGACATTTTTCCACCTCCTGTTTACATGTAATATTGTACACTTTTTTACATTGTTTGTCAAGAGGCATTTTAAGATTTTTTCTATAAAATAAAAACACCTACATTTTTGTAAGTGTTATATTTACTTAAAGTTATGTTTCCCAATTATATCCGCAGTCTTGGCAAACTGCCATACTTTTATGTTTAGTTACTAACTTTTGTTTTTTATGTCCAAATAAAGTTCCTAATAACATTGGTAATGTTAAAAAAATCCATAGTAATGGTCTCCACCACCAACCAATAATTACCCAATATAACATACTTTTATGCTTAGTTCTTAATTGACTTTCTGTAACCATTTGGACATTTGTATTGCTACTTCCACATTTTGGACAAACCATATATCTTGCCCTCCTTTAATAATTAATTACTTATTTTCTTTAGTTCTATAGTTCCATACCCCGCCTCTTTTTGAGGTGTATGTTGAATATAAATATATTGACCCCTTTCTAATTGTATTGTTTGTTCATCATGTAAAGTTGGCGAAAAAGTATATCCCTTATTTATTTTAGTTTCTTTACTTAATAATGTATTAACGTCCATTAATTCATTGGTAACATAAACAAAATAAAATCTATTATATTTATTTGTTGTTTCCAATCCGAGAGTAGATGTATAATCCTCATATGAATAACTTATTTTATACTTACCACTTTCAAGATTAATTCCATCATAAACATCTGCTTCTACTGCTAGTATCTCCGTTTCTTCTATTTGTTCATGTCTTATGTCCTTTGTGCATTCCCACTTATATGATGTTTTATATGTTGAATTTTCTTCTACTTTAATTTCTTGATTATCATAAGTATCATTGCTTTTTATTTCATTGTTATTTATAGTATCTATATTGTTAATTGTATTAGCAGTATTACTATTTTCTCCTACTCCTACCATTGCAATAACTACTATAATAATTACCCAAAACCACCATTTTTTATAAATTGGCTTTTTTTCTTCTTCCATATGAACTCCTCCTTTTATTTTAAGAAGAGTATAACAGTTTCAATTTGTCATATGCTGTCGAAACTTGCTAAACTTTGAATTTTTTTACATTTTTATTGCCTTTTATTCTTAATTAATGTATACTCATCTTGCACCCATCTTCCTAAAAGGAGGTATAATCTTTGGGAAAATGGTTAAAACTAATTACTAAAATCTATGTGTTGACATTGCTTTACAAAATCTTAAAAGATTTTGGCGACTAATTCATATAGTAAAAGACTAGAGTTTCACACACTCTAGTCTTTTTTGCACCTCTTTGGTTTTTGGTTAAAACTAATCTACAGAAATTTTATAGCTATGAATTTTATTATTCTCAATTTCTGTAGTATTATTATACTTAGTTTTTTTTATTTTGTCAACTATTTTAGTTCTTCAAAAATCCTATTTAACCTTTCTTGTTCTTCTACTAGTTGTGGTAACTGCCAATATTCTTTTAACTCTAACATATTTTTATCTTTTCCATTATAAGCTCTGTAGCCTTTTATCTTTACAAACTCTGTATCACTTTTTAGAGATTTAAGTAATGCCTTGAACTTCCACCAGTGTACTTTTTCATAAGATAAATCTATTCCATATTGCTCGTAAAATGCTCCATATATGTATTCGTCGTCAAATTTATAGCTATAAATTTGTGTATTTGATATATTTGTGTTATTGTTTCCTTTTATTTTATGATAATCTTCCCTACCACATTTATAAAACCATATTAATTTTTCACATGCTTCTTTGTATAATTTTGGGGTTCTTAATAGTTCTTCATAATTATTAAAAAAATAAGGATAAAAATATTTCATTTCTTTTTCCAACCTTTTATCCTTATCTATACTTTTATTTAAAATTTCTTTTTCAAAAAATATCATGTTTCTAAAGTCTGCATTTATTCTATATTTTTTTCCTTGTAAAATTATAGAATAAGGCAATTTATTAAACATAACCATTAATAATATCTCCTACTATTTCTTTTCCTGTTATAACCATTTCTGTTGTTATTCCTGTTATAATTCCTCCTTTGCTCTCTATTTCTTATATTAGCTCTATTTATATCTTTATTTATACTATTAACTGCATTAGTTGCTCTGTCTAAAACATTTCCTGTCATACTCTTTGCATATGCTTCAAATATGCAACCTAAAATACTTAACTCTACATTCAAATCTAATTTCTTATATCCATCACTTATTCTTTTATTATTAATTTTCTCTATAGCACCTTTACCTAGTATTTTTTCTAATTGTGCCTCTACTGCATTTCCATTTTCTGCATCTAAATTTTCTAATTCCTCTAAGCTATCTAAATTATTAATCTCAAATATTATTCCATATAACTCAATTTCTATCTTTTTATCGGTATCTTCATATCCAAACTTTAATCTTTTATTTTCCATTTTCTTTTCAACCTTTCTTTTATATAATTATGCTTAATCTTGCACTTATTTTTTATAATTTTCTATACGTTTTCTGTAAATGTTTTTGTTTTTGTGTTAAATGTACCATAAACAAAGTCTCCACCTTTTAGTGAACCTGTTATTTGTTTTTGTTCTCCTGCTGCCCCATTACATTCTGTAATTGAACATGTTTGTACTATTTTTCTTGCTTCATATGTATCTGTTTGCTCTGCTACTGGTTTCCATAGGTCTACTATATAATGGTCTACATCTAAATCTGAACCAACTTTTCTTTCATAGAATAAATTGTACATATATTCAAATACTTTGTCCCCTTTTACCATGTCCATTGTAATTGGAAATTCGTTTGCAAACCCTGTTACTTTTGTTACTTTTGATTTTTGATGTATGTATTGTTTTTCACTTTCTGTTGGGTTCGCACTTTCTGTTAATTCTGTTATTACACCTCCTAGTACTATTTCGTCGTTTATACCAAAGTAATGTGCTTGGTCATATTGCATTATGTCTCTTAATTTTGTTTCTGTTTCTGCATTTCCTGCCATTTTAAATTCCTCCTTTTATATTAAAATAAAGCTGTAGATAATACGTACTTATTGTTCCATCTTCGCTGGTTTCATAAGTTATCGCATTAGCACAGCTCACTTCTTTTATTTCTTTATTTTCT